GAAAGATCATGGCTGTTGAATGCAAGGTTGCACAGTTGCAGAGCCTGGGAGCCAGTAGCCTGGCTGATGACTTGTCTTGGCTGCAAAGCCACCGAGTCACCCACTTCGTTGAGGAAGGTGGTGACCTGGTATCCGGTCACGGTGTCTTCGTTGGTGACGAGTTTGACTTGTGGCCTAGCAACTTCACTTGGGTTGATGATGGCAATACCTGCCTTGGCACGGAGAGTGACAAGGTCCATGCCAATGCTCAGTGGTACGTTGATGCTGTTGGAATCCCGGTGGTTAGCCACACTGCCAACAAGCTCTACACACCAACCAAGGGTATCCCACTGGGATAGGACAGTAGCCTGGCATGGCTACTACACACTCACCACCACCGGGGCTGGGTACACACCTAGTGTGCCTGGCCCCGGTAGGGCGGCTGGAGTGCCTGGCGTGGGTTCTTTGAGAATGCCGCCAGAGCAGCCTAAGCCGCCAGAAAGAGGGCAACGATGACACCAATACTCTGGACCGCAGCCAACCTAGCTGCAATGGCAGCGTTGGCATGGATAACCCTGAGACACAAGAAGAAAGGAGAACTGGGCTACACGATCAAGGCTAGTCCGCCAGAGAGTGAGGCTGGTGGGTTCGATCTTGAGCCGCCAATGGCTAGTCGATGGCGTTCTATACGGTGTCCAGATTGCAACTACTACAGCGTTCTGGATACTCGCACAGGCCACCTCTTTGACGAGCTTACACAAGGAGATCACGAGAGGATTTATCCGCCTGTTAACCCCAGTAACTAGAAGGAAATCAACGATGAATGAAGCACAACGCTACCCACTGACTGGTCAACAAGTCTTCTGGGACAACGCACCCACACCCCGTGAGGATCTTCGGAAGGTTCTCGATGCCCACCAACTGTCTGCTCTGCTGCCAGACGAGGTGACCAACGAGAAGGCTCTTAGGCAGGCGCTCTCTGTCCTCACTAGTGAGCTTTCGATTCCCGACGGACACGCATGGTACATCCGTGGGCTGAAGCACCTCAAGATGAATGGCTACGAGGTCAAGCTGGAAGTGAAGGACGAGACTGAGAACGGTGCTACTCAGGCATTCCGTGTCAAGATCGTCAACCGTATCGTTGTCATTGAGAATGATACCCTGTCTTTCTCTCTGGTTCCCACGGTTACGGGAGCCAAGCAGCAGAGGCTTCAGGAACTCTACGATAAAGCCAAGGCTACCGTGCCTGGTGCTGACGTTGGAGCCATCCTGACCAGAATCCTGAAGACCTATCGCCCGATGGTCGTAGCACTACGTCCAATGGGCGGGCTGTACTGGATTCCGGACGTACACAAGGTTGCGTTCGAGTCCTTCTGCGATGACCTGTTGGCTGCGTGTCCCGGCAACGTAGTCACTCCCATGAACTGGGAGATGACTCCCAAGGGACTGAGCCGTGTCAAGGACAGCATGCTCAAAGAGATGCAGAAGGAGTGCCAGTCACTCCTGAGTGACATCCTCGGTGGCACGCTTGGACACGAGGCTATGGACAACAGGCTGAGACGGTGCATCGAGCTTCAGGATGAAGTCACACACTCTGACGAGATACTCGGTGAGTTCAGTAGCACTCTCAACACGATACTGGATTCAGCGAGACAGGCTGCGACACACGGACTGCTGACCTGCTAGTAAGCGTTTCACTAGGACGCGGGCCACACAAGGAGATATTGAGATGGTATCAATGGCTAATGCTGCGGGCTGGGTGACAGCCCAAGTGGGTGAGACTCCCCTGTTCTCTGGGCCACCTGGCTCAGTGAAGACCGAGGTTGCCAAGGCTTTCGTCAGGTGGGCTGGAAGAAAGCCATTCTGCCTGATTGGGTCGATCATCGACGCGCCTGACGTGGGTGGCTACCCCGGCGTCGTTGAGTCGGATGGCAAGCGGTACTGTGAGATGATGCCGCTTGACTGGGCCATGAAGACACACGAGCAACCCTCTGCTCTCATCATCGACGAGCTGACTACCAGCCCGCCACCTGTTCAGGCTGCCATGCTTCGCATCATCTGCGAACGCAAGATTGGCAACTTCGACCTGCCTGCTGACCTGTGGATCATCTCCATGTGCAACCCTCCGGGCTGTGCAGCCAACGGGTTCGAGCTTGAGCCTCCGATGGCTAACAGGCTGGGTCACTACACCTGGAAGACTCCGTGGGACACGGTGATGGCTGGGTGGAAGAACGGGCTGAACTTCCCTGACCTTGAGTACCCCAAGGTTCCTGAGAACTGGATGGAATACCAGCCAGCCATCGGGAACCTCTGTGCCGCCTTCCGTGAGCGGAAGCCTGAGTTGTTCGAGCCTGCTACCGACAGTGCCGGCAACATGAAGCTCTCTGACTCTGATCAGGGTGGTGCATACGGGACTGCCCGTAGCTGGACTGCTCTCCAGAAAGTCTGGGCTGGCCTTGAGGCTGTCGGTCTGGGTGACGAGGAGAAGTTTGAGGCTGGTGCAGCCTACGTTGGTGTCGATGCTGCTGCTGAGTTCGCCACCTACTGCAAGGAACTGGACCTGCCTGATCCTGAAGCGTGGCTGGCTCGGTTCCATGCCGACCCTGCTGCTGACTTCACTCCTCTGGACAGGCCGGACCTGACGATTGCTTTCCTTGGCAGCCTGGAATACGCCGTCAAGGAAAACAACACCAAGGAACGGTGGGAAGCAGCGATGGGTCTTCTCAACAGCCTTGTCACCAAGCCGGGCCAGAAGGTGTTTGTCACGGAGTCTGCAAGGTCACTCCATGGCGACGACAAGAACGGTGAGAAGATTGTCAAGAACAACTACAACCTGCCTGCATCACTCGGCGTGGAGCTTCAGTCCATGCTGCGTGCCAGGCTCAACGTCAGTGACAGAGGGAGTGAGTGATGACTAACAAGTTTGGACTCGACGAGAGTAGGTTCGCAGTTTATCAACAACTGCCCTACTTACAGAGGCACATGAACTCGCTGATGCCGGTGGAGTCACCGGGTCTGGGTACATTTGCCATGGATCAGTACGGTCGTATCTACTACGACCCTGCCCTGTTCGATGAGTGGACACTGAAAGAGTGCGGTGGAGTATGTCTCCACGAGCTACTCCACGACGTACTCAACCACTGTGGCAGGGCGAAGGAACTGTTTGGGGATCACCCCTCACAGGAACAGCTTGAGAAGTGGAACATTGCCTGCGACATGGTAATCAATACCATCGTCAGGGATGCCAACTTCAAGCTGCCGGAAGGCTGCGTCTGGCCCAAGAACTACGGGTTCGAGGAAGGCTTGACTGAGCTGGAGTATTACGAAGCCCTGCCAGACAAGCCTGAGCAGGAAAAGAGGCCGGGACGTAAGGAGCCTGGTGACGGTGACGGTGGTGAGGGAGATGGTCAAGGTGATCCTAGCGACCCACCAGAAGGTGGCTCCTGCTCTGATGGGCAGGACAGGGACTGGGAACTTGGCCCACCCACCGATGCGAACCCCGGCATGAACGGGGTGGACAAGAAGATTCTTCAGTCGCAGACAGCCAAGGCTGCTGAAGAACACTCCAAGACCAAGGGTTCGCTGCCGGGTGCTATTGGCCGCCTGTGCGACGATATCCTGCGTCCGACTGTTGACCCCAAGAAGCTGCTCCAAGCGGCTGTGAGGTACGCTGTTGCCTCTGTGAGGGGCCATCAGAACCTGAACTGGAAGCGTCCGTCACGCCGGCAGGTTGCCGGGTGCGGGATGCTGCCTTCCAGACAGGACCCTCTGCCCAAGGTTGCTATCCTGGCGGACACGTCAGGCAGCATGGACAAGAGGGACCTGAGTATGTCACTCGGTGTCATCGACAAGGTTCTGAACGCACACCAGACGAGCATCACCGTCTACGCTGGCGATGCTTCACTGGGTGTGGCACAGGATGTCTTCGACGTGAAGAAGGTTGAGTTCGATCAGGGTGGTGGAGGCACTAGGATGGGTGAACTCGCTACCGAGATCCAGGAACTCTCTGACCCTGATGTCATCATCATCTGTACCGATGGTGAGACTGGCTGGCCAGACGCAAAGCTACGGGCAAAGACCGTGGCCTGCGTTACCCGTGAGTCAGACTCCTACCCTGTACCTGACTGGATGACGAAGGTTCAGCTTGAAGTCTGACCACAGACTGCTGCCCATAGCAGGGTGCGGCGGGCGGAGCGTTCCGCTCGCCGGCACTCCTGCTGGGGGTACGCAGAGACGAACACCGTACAACCACACTCACGAACATAAGCCGCCACGCATGAACAAGCCGCCAAGAAAGATAGTCGAATACAATTTCGAGCGTGAGCTTAGGGACGTACTCAAGAGACTCGAGGAGTCGAACGATAGACGCATAGCCAGACGCAATGCCAGACGTGCTGCCAGTGGGCTTCTAGCACGGATGCAGAATCACATTCAGAATACTTATCCCGCCATAGGCAAGGATGGCAGAGAAGTAAAGACACCCGAGCGTATCAAGTGTCCCGATTGTGACACTGTATGTGGCTCTGGGTTTGGCCTGGTACAGCACATCATGACTAAGCACCCCGGTATGATACAGGCACGCGACCAGCACCTTGGAAAACAACTACGCTGCGTATGTGACAGGACATTCAAGGGTAAGACAGGTCTAGCTGCCCACCTGGCTCACCAACACAGGAGTGGGACACTCAAGTCTCACTGGACAATCGGCAGCACAACCATGTTCTTGGAAGGAAAGATATGAACAAGCCGGTACTCACAGAGGGGCACATCCGCAGCCAGACGGCTAGGGATGAGAACGGAAACACAGGATTGCTGAAGGGTAAGTGTTGCCCAGAGTGCAAGAGGGCAGGCAGGTTCACCATCACGGTGATGGCGTTCGGATATCTCACTGACACTGGACTGGCACTCCAGTCAGGACAGGAAGACAGGATAGCACCCTGCTCCAGAGTGACCTGTGACAGCTTGGGGTCAACAGTCGGAAAAGAGTGCGAATGGAGCGGGTACTACCGTGACCTGGAAGTCATGGACACTGAGACATGGCCTGAGTTCAAGGAAGGAGACAGGGTCATCAGCTTCGGGCCACGACAGAACTCCGGCTGGAAGTGTGTCTGGGAGTGTGCTGTCTACGTTGCGAAGCAGAGACGCAGGGATGGCGTGGTCACATGGCGACGTGACGGGCAGCCATTCAGCACCTCCACTGATATGCAATCGGCACAGCGCTACTGTACTAACAAGCAACAAGAGATCGAACGGAACGATGGAGTCAAGCTGAGGATCATGCAGGGCATCAAGCGGGGTACTGTGATCCTCAATTCCGACACCGCTACTGACCACCTGCTGAGAGGAGGAGAGTAAGATACAGGGTGATCCCGCCCTCAACGGCGATAGCCCTGTGTTTTCAGACATGGCACAGGGTGCGTAGCCTGGGGATCGGTACGCTCAGAGAGCCGTGGGAAGAACCTTCTGCCCATAGTTAGAAGGTCGCGTCACTAGCATGTGGCGTGCTTTCCGAGACTGACACCACCACAGTCCGCCCAATCCTGAGCGGTGGTTTTCATACACAGTATTGAGGAAGCAAATGATGACAAAGATACCTAGGTTGCCACACGGAAAGATCACCAAGAAGAACACCAGAACTATCCGGAAGAACGGTGTAATCACCGGGTGGCTGGCAGATTGTTGTGAGTGTGGGGTGGAGGTTGAGTTTGCCAAGGCTCCTACTGTGGTATTTCCTCAGCCGCCACCACCTCACGTCTTCACAACCAGAGAGAAACCTGACAACTACGCTATGTGCTGGGCCTGTGCTAACCCGAAGGAGGAGAAGTGATGGATGCTGAAGAACTTTACCACGAGCTGCGATACTTTCTCAGTGACAGGGACATAGAGGTCAGTGACGAGGCAGATCAAGCCTTGGGTGACACCTGCTGGCTTATCTTGCCTGGGAAGGAGGAGAAGTGATGTACCACACTGAAATGCAAGCGTGTCAACACAGCCTTCTGTGTGCTGCTCAGTTGGCAAGGGATTACATTGGTGAGCAGGTTGGCCGTGCCCTTCCTAACCAGCCCAGCCAGAACACTCTGTTCGTCATGGGCAAGCTGGATACTGCCATCCAGAACATCACTGTACCCAGTCTGCGGCCAGCGGAGATCGGACACTTCGAGGAGTACGAGGACTTCCCCTTGGAAGACTGGAAGGAGCAGATTGCGAACGACGATACTCGCATGGGGTATCACGAGTGGGCTGACTGCGCTGAGGCAGTCCGTGACGAGAAGGAGTATGACGAGGAACAGGCTCAAACAGAGAAGGAGAACTAGGCATGCCAGGCACACAACCAAAGTACCCAGACGTCTGGGTTCCACTGGAAGGTGAGGATGGCAACGCCTTCTCCATCATCGGCAGGGTGGGCGTAGCCTTGAAGCAGGCTGGCGTACCCAGAGAGGAGATCGAAGAATTCCGCACGGTCATAACGAGTGGTGACTACAACCACCTGCTCCAGACAGTGATGGCTTATGTCAACGTGGGCCACCACCCAGAGGAGGACGAGTAATGACTATCACAACGTACCCTGATGCTGTTGATCCCGCCAAGGTTGGGGAATACTCATCACTCTCCTTCTCTGGAGGAGGTAGGTTCTACGATGATGTCCTTGAGTACAGGGTGTGGTGTCATCCCGGTGACGGCGATGACTACTACTGTTGCTTTGAAACCTACGCTGAGGCCCTGAAGTATTCCAGAGGACGACACTGGACTAACAAGATCAAGGAAGAACCAATTGTCGTCGTCAGGCAACTTGAGTGGGTGGCTGAGGACGAGGATGGTGTACGGAGCCACGAGACAGGCGAGCGCATCACCGAGTGGAGAACGGAGTGGCTTGACGGCTCCAAGCGAACTGAAGATTCCATCCGTGATTTCTTGGCTAAGGAGGACGAGTAATGGGACTGGACCAACAGGCTGTGGCTAGAAGGTTCGCAAACTCTGAGGACCAAGAGCTACTGCAAACCTGGCGTAAGCATCCCAACCTGCAAGGGTGGATGGAGAGGCTCTGGGAGAAGAAGGGCAGGCCCAACTACGATGGGCATAACGACGACAACGCTCTGTCCGGAGCCTTCAACTGTGTCGATCTTCCACTGACACTGGAGGATATCGACAGGCTTGAGGTTGACATCAAGGCCGGCACGCTGCCTTCGACCGCTGGCTTCTTCTTCGGTAACAATGCTGACGAAGCCTATATGGACGAGGACTTGGAGTTTTGCAGCAACGCTCGCAAGGCTCTGTCCGAGAAACTGGAAGTTATCTACCGCTGCTGGTACTAGGAGGACGAGTGATGAATAAGCAAGAACCTGCTGAGGCTATGGAGGAGCGAGACGATATCCTTCAGCGTCTAGTCAAGGACAACACGACGAGCGTAGCGTTCGTTCCGTACTTCGGGATGCAAGCTGGGCATGTTGTAAGGACGATTCAGGGGAAGGTTCGGATAATGATGGACTTCCCTGATGTGCAGGCTTCTATCATGTGGCTTGCTGATGCCCAAGGATGCTGTCTTCTTCCTTCGGACGTGACACTCTACAAGAGTGACGCTATTGACGATGACATCAAGGACTCCAATGTGTTTGTCGTCAAGCGTAAGGGTGACAGGCCAGAGGACTTCATGCTTCACGAACGCACCATCTCAGAGGAGGGTGTGTGATGCCGAAGGTTTGTGCCTACCTGCGTGTCAGCAAGGACGAACAGAGCCTCAACGGTGAGTCTCTGGATGACCAGGCTGCAAGGGCTACGGCATACTTCGAGCTTCTCAAGACCCTGCCCACTTCAGACTCCGGTCTGGAGTGGGGAGGGTTCTTCTTTGAGAAGGGAGAGAGTGCGTGGAAGACTAGGCTGGTTGACCGTGAGGAGGGACGCCGGCTCAACAAGAGCCTTGAGCGTGGCGATCACGTTGTCTTCCTGCGGATGGACAGAGCCTTCCGATCAGTGCAGGACTTCACGACAACGCTCCCGATGTGGGAGCAGCGTGGGATTACGATTCACTTCATCGACCAGTCAGTGAACCTAGCCACGCCGAACGGAAAGTTCTTCGCAAACGTACTCGTTGCCGTGGCACAGTGGGAGAGTGACATCAAGAGTCTGCGTAACAGGGAGGCTGCCGCCAAGCGTAAGTCTGAGGGCAGGATGAACACACGTCAGCCGCCAATCGGTTACATGGCTATCGGCAAACGTAACGTCCTGGTCAAAGACCCTGCCCAGATCGCTGTCATGCGTCTCATATTCTTCATGAGGACCAAGCATGGCTACAGCTTCGATGTCATCAGTGACAAGGTTGAGGATATCCTGTCCAACAGGGACGGCAGAAAGTTCCGACGACGCAACGGGTTCGATGGCTCACGTCCTTGGCCGAGGGACAGGGTACGCAAGGCATTCCACAGGTACGAGCAGATCATTGCGTCCGACGAACCTGTCTACACGGAGAGGTAATCTTCCGCATGCCCGATGGCTACCATCTCTTGGTTCAGGTTGACCGGCGTGCCGGCAGGCTTCCGCTTGCCGATGATCTCTACCAGCCAACGACCATACTTGCCAGAGGCGTCGATAGGATTCTTGGAAGATTGCTTGTGCGTCTTCACCGTGTGTAGCAGCATGCCCTCTGCCAGAGATGTCTCGTTGAGCAGCTTGGACAACGCTGCCTTTGCCGCCTTGCCTTCATCCGTGTTCATCTCAGGTGCGTTGATTGAGTAGAGCCTTGCCTTCATCCGGAAGGCTATGCCGAAGCCGCAGTCAACGATGATCTCCACGCTGTCTCCGTCGATCACCCGCATGATCTGAGCGTTGTAGACATAGCGTGTCTTCAAGGTTCCACCGTAGCCTTGATCTCACCCTCGACTGATTCGATGAGCAAATCGAACTCTATCGGCGTGACTTTTTGGTCTCCAGGACCATGGGGTTTGGACGACTCGGGATTCTCCACCAGGGCAGGGGTTTGGACGACGCTATTCTCGGCAGGTGCTGCCGCGTCCGTGAGCATTTGCATTCCGACAGTTCCAAGTCCACCCGCCCCGAGCAAACTTGCGGCCAACAGTGCGCCCTTGAGAAGTCCGCCGTTGTTGTGAACGACGGTGTTGTTGGCAGGGTGAGATGGATATGTTCCCACGTCGATGTCCCCCAACCCCATGGCCATGGCCTCCGACTTCCTTCTTATCTTCAGACGGTGTTCCACGTCATGCGCCCAAAGATTCGACAGCAGCGACCTCGCTTCCCTAGCTGATGCTGCCGTCGCCGCCGCTTCCGTCACGCACTTGTGGTGTGGGTGGCTCTCCGTCATTGGTGTCTCCTCTCACCCAGCCCACCATGGCCATGTCCAGCGCGTGGAGGCTTTCCATCGTGCGACTGCTCTGCTCACCGACACGCAGGCATGCCGTCACCGCTTCGATCAAGCGACCACGGTCGTCAAGATCGACTAGACGCTCTGCCTCCGCACGCAACTCATCAGCCATTGTCGTAACCCCTACCTGGGAAACAGGTCTAGGGCAGACTAACCGGCGTTGATGGGTGCTTCACGGTGCATGATCTGCCGGATGGCAGCGGCCTGCACGGGATCAGTCTCGGCATGCAGCTTGAGCATGACCCGATCTAGGATCGCCATGAAGTTCGTGCTGGCATCCGACTGTCGTGCCAGCCGCTCGCCACTTGCTGCCGTCAGCAACTCTTGGAGGTTCACATTTCCTTCGGCCATTACTCTGTCTCCCTTGGAACCAGACGCAAGCGGACCCGCGCCTTGAAGTTGGTCGTCCATTCTTCAAGATCAGACAACCGTCTGTTGATGTCAGTCGTGCTGGCGTCGGCTCCGTCCGTGCCATTCGCGCCGTCTTTTCCTGCCGGACCCACCGGCCCAACAAACTTATCTTTGTTGTCCACAAAAAATTTTGTGATGCCCTGGAGAGTTACGACGTCCTTACCCCTTGTGTGCTCTTGGGATTCGAGCATGTCGATCCGTGCCTGCAACGCCGCGATGGTTTTCTCAAGCCTCTCGATGGCCTCAGCCATCTTGTCATCGCTGCCTAGCCTGTCGGGTCGGGCGTAACCTTCCACGAACGCAGCCAGTTGACTTGGTGTAGCGGCGTAGGCTTCCGTGTCCTCATCACTACCATGGGAGATGACACCTACCAGTTCCCCGGCCTTGTTGAATACCCCGCCACCACTGTCACCGTTGCCGAACTTCCCCTCCTTCACGGAGTAGTGGGCGCGGAGAACCTTGAGGTTGCTGGGGGTGGTGGTCCCGATATAGCTGAAGACCTTGGGCCGAAGTGTCTTGCCTGCCCGGAATCCGTATGCCCTGACGAACACCTCCGGGCGGGGTAACGACGACGCAATTCTCCCAGGTGCAGCCGGCATTTTTGTAACTTTTGGTAACACATCTGTCACCACGAACATCGCCAGATCATATTGCCCGTCAACGCGGACCCACTTGGCAGCGTGCTTCGTGCCATGCCGGTCATAGACAGTGACCGACTTGCCGACCTCGGCTCCGCAATGTGCCACGGTCAGGCCCACTGTCTTATCACCAAGGCGGACAAGCGTGCCGGAACAACCCGCCACCCGCACACTAGCATCCTCTGTCGTAACCCCTGCCAGGTACCGTGGGGTTTCGGCAGCGGCCAAGGCTACGCAGAGAGCCAGTGCTGCCAAGGTTGTCAGTGTGCGTGCCATGACCCACAGTCTAGTACCGGCCTAGACCGTGTGTCAACTGTCGTCCTTCTTGCCGTTCGCAAGTTTCCGTTTGAGTGCCTCGAATCCCCCGGCCAGAATCATCAGTTCAACGATGGTCGTAATCTCAGTCTCGTCAAACGTGGCAGCGTTGAGGTACAGAAAGACTGTGACCCCTGCAAACATGATGACCAGACGGATGAGTGACCAGACGGGATGCTCTGTGTCGCGTGGCATGATGCCTCCTTGCTACAATGGTGGGATGCCCAGACGCCAGAGGGATCTCACGGTCTGGGACAGGTGGGCCACGGACGGCCCGCCGATTTTTTATAACAGAAGCGGAGATGACGTGACCACCAGGTTCCCTGGAGGGCAACGTCGTCCGAACCCTTGCGCGCGCGAGGGGTTTGGACGACGATTTTCTCCGGCTGTTTCCCCCGAAGTTTTTACCTCTGTCGGGCCATGTTGGTTTTATCGGAAATAAGCGAGGCAAACGCCAGCCTGAACCAGCCCGATTGTTACCCAGATCAGGCGGTAACCCCTGGTGTTACGGCGTTCGATCTCGAACAGCGTGGTCAACACGACACCAAGCCCGGCAGACTTTGCAGCAATCAGCCCCTCAACGCCGACACTATCAATGACCGCAACGCAGAGCGGGTTCAGTTCCACGTCACGCAGGAACTCTGCATCCTGCACGCAGAAGTAACTGTCAACTGACGTTCCGAGTATGACCAGAGCTATTGGCCAGAGCCTTTTGATTCTGTTGAGCATGAGACTTTCTCCACGGTGAGCACAACCCTCGGATCGGTCTTGCTGACGCTGAACTCAACAGGCAAGTAGGTAATCTTGTTGTCGTCGCTGAGTATCCCGGCATCGACAAGACCGTCGATGGCTGATTTGAGACTTCACAATCCATTGTCAGGATCACGACGACGCTTGTCCTTGTGGAAGAATTCTATGCGCACCATGGCAGCGGACCAAGGTTCATCAGGGGCCACCATCCTGCCCATCTCCTCCGAGAGGGAACGGTATCCCCGGACGGCAGCAGCCTTAGCCATATAATGCACCCTTGCGTTCGGGGAACATTCCCCAGGCGGCAACGGTAGCACTACGCGAACCCTGTCCATGGTCACTTCCCTCGGAATCCTGTCGTCGGGACACCCATTATACCAGCGATCACTGGTCGGGTGAACCCGAGTGTATTCCAAGGTGGTGCTGGAACTCCTCGTTGTCTATGGAGTTCTGCGCCCACTCAAGGTACTGGGTAGGCATGTCCTTGATCTTCATGCCACGGTACTTTCCGAACCGCATCACGAAGTCAGAGCCGGACTGAGCCTTCAGTTTGCTGATGATAGCACCGGCCTGTGCCTTGCTGCACTGGATGGCAAGCTGCCTGTCCACCCCAAGGTCAAGCATGTAGGCAACCTGCTTGTCACTGGCCCCGCCTACCAACTGGCCCATGTGCCTGATAGCCCGTGACTGATCACCGAAGGGGTCAACCCACTCCCGCGAGTAGCGTGCCGTCGCTCTTATCCTGGCACGCCGGGCACGTTCCGAGCGTCTCTCCTCCGCCAGCTTCTCAAGCCTCGCCCTTGCCTCGTCAAGAGACTCCGCTGTGTTGGAAGGCTTCTTCTTGTCCTTCATTGTCTTGACAGCCTCAGCTATCTCCTCGTCACTGTAGCTGCTGCCAAGCACGTTGGCTGACGAGACGAGCTTATGCCTGCCGGAGTTTCCCACGAAGTCCAGCACCGTGACCTTCGGCTTCGCACTTTCAGAGATCGCCCTTACCCTGTCGCCGGCACGGGGTACGGACTCCACAACCCCTGCCAGGGTCCGCGTCCCCCGCCCGATGCACTGACAATAAAGTGCCAGAGATTTCGTCGGTCGGGCCATGGCAATCACCGAACAGGCGGGGGCATCGAAGCCCTCGGTGAAGACACCGACACCCACTAGCATCTGTAAGCGGCCATGCTGGAAGTCTCTCACCGCACGCTTGCGGTCATCATCCCGTGTCTCAGACAGGATGCACTGTGCCGTCACCCCGTCATGTCTGTTCAGCACATCGGTAAGCCTGCGTGCGTGGTGTTTGTTCACGGCGAACACAAGGGTTGGTCTGCCGTCAGCCTCCTTCACCGTGGGGTCAGCGATGGCGTGAAGCATCTTCTCCTGCTTCTGTAGCAGGTGAAGTTCTCCTGCCCCCATGCCCATGGCAGCAGCCAAGTCCTGTTCGTTGAAGTCGCCAGCCTTGGTACGGACCTTGCTGAAGTCTAGTGACTCGATGACGACGTAGCGTTGCTCGATGTCAACCAGCCACCCCTCACTGATCCCCTGCTGTATGTCCATCTGGTAGGCGACCGTGCCAAAGGTAGCACCAAGGCCACGCTTGTCGTGTCTGTTCGGGGTAGCCGTGACACCGAGAACCTTCGTGTCGCTACCCTGGCTGAAGTATTCGATAACCTTCTGGTAGCTCTTGCTGGGAGCGTGGTGTGCCTCGTCTACGACGATGCAGTTGAACTCGGCAGGATCAAACCTCTCCCGCCTAGCCTTGCGTGCAAGCGTCTGCACCGAGCCGATCACAGCGTTGCTCTTGACCATCAGGCCGTGACGGTTGGCTCGCCTGTCACCCATCTCTACGTTGGGTACGGAGCCAGTGTGTAGCCCTGTCTTGTCCCGTGCCTGGTCCACCAGTTCCTTACGGTGTGCCAAGATGAGGACTCGCCCAGCCCCCTGCTCCCACCTACGGACGACCTCTGAAAAGATCACCGTCTTGCCCAACCCCGTCGCCATCACTAGCAGGGTACTGGGTGAGCGAGTCCACTCATCAAAGATGGCATCGACAGCCTCCTGCTGATATGGACGTAGCCGGAAGGCTCCGGATACGGATGGCGTTTCCACATGGGCAGGATCAAACAGTCCTAGTTGAGACACTCCCTGTCCTCGTCACTCAGTCGATTGTAGGTCCCTCTAACAATCCAGCCACAGCCGTTACACAGGTCACAGCCCGAAGCACAGGCGTCCTGTCCGACAGCCTTCGGGCATTCGGTATGGTACATCCCGTGTGTGATTTCTTCCTTAGCCTGCTTCACGGCACGCTCGAACTCTGACAGGTCGATGCACTCCCCGCCCGGATTACTTGCCATGTCCCTGACCTCAGCCATGAGGCTGCCGAGGTTGAACACGACACGTCGCAGGTTGGCAACAGAAGCCTGTGTTTCCAGCAGGTGTTCCGGCACTGGGCGACCAAGCTCATCCACAGCACCCTTGACCACCTTCTTCTTCGGCGGAGCCTTGAGATGCTTCTTGACCGCCTTGTTCACAGCCGAGGCAGTCACCTTCTTGCTGCCACCAGGTGCATCGGGAGCGTTCTCAACAACCTCAGCCCATACCTTATCCCGTTTGCCGGCTGGGGCCTTGAGCAGTTCCCGCATCTGCCCCTCGTTCTGTGGCAGGGGCAAGCCGGGAACCCTGTTGAGCTTGGCGTATGCGTCCGCCGCTGCCATCAACTGGCGGGCACGCCTCTGCTCCATGCCCCACTCTTTCTTGAGGAAGGCTCCCATTGTCTTGCAGCCGTCAGCCTCGTAGAGTTTCTTGGTGCCGATCTCTGTCAGTATCTCACCACACCTGATGAAACCTGCCATGACCGACTCGGACACCTTGGCGTACTCGTCAATCAAAGACTGGAGTTGCGACTTCTTGTCTGGTGCAACAACCGTTGTTTCCATCATCGTATCCTTAGATGCGTGGTCTGCCTGATCTCCGTGCCTGGAACATCGAGTTCCTCTTTCAGTGCATCGAGAATCTTCCTCTTGTCCAGCACTGGCTCAGGCGTGTTGAAGTATTCCTCGGGTATGTCCTTTGGCGTGATGATCTCAACGCTCGGCGGACCCTTGGAGACCCTGACATCAAAGACGCCAGCCATCATGTGGTCAATGCCAAGCCGGGTCATGTTGTCGTAGACGTAACCCTTCAGCCATTCAGCCTTGCGCTTGGCCGAGTTGGCCAGCTTCCTGAGACGGTCAGACTCCTCCTTGCACCGGCGACTGTCTGCCGTGTACTCAGCGTGAATCTTCAGACAGCCTTCGACCTTGGTCTTGATGTCAGCCTGTATCGTCTCAAGGTGTACGGCAATCTCCTGCGGATCGTCGTCATCCTCAAGGTTGTCCAGCTTCTCAAGGATGTCCTCGAAAGCCTCTGCCAGCTCGTAGAGTTTAGCCGGCATAGTCCGATCCCCTACCGTCAGTGGGATACCCGTAGTGGTCGAAGCGTCCGAAGCGTCCACTCTCCCAGTAGGGTCTGCGTGGGTTCGGTGTCAGGTCTGGACCCTTGTACTTGGGGTTGTTCGTATCCACCTCGTCTTCTTCCTGATCTTCAGGCTCTATTCGTTCTTCGGACACAGGCTCACCTTCTTTCTCTGTTCGTGCGCCACGCTATCAATGATGAGAAGGCAGTGCATGCACGTCACTCTTGCGATATCTGATATTTTTCTAGGACTAGGAGACGTGTGTTTTCTTTTCAGCACTGGCTCTCCGTTTGAGTACCGTCGCACCTCTCCAGTTTCCTTGTCGATCTGTTCATCCATGAACATACTATCACGATGGTCTTCATACTCTTTGCGGTAGATCGGGCACTGGAACGCCGATGCTGAGTATGAACCGTAGTGAATGTCTCTAGCCATACCCGGAGTTCTCCTATCCAGCAATGTACTGCTTCGCTTCATCCAGCATGTTGTCATAGTGTATTCCGTTGCTGTGTCGACGTATCAGCTCTACCACTACGACCTCGGCACAGTCACGACGTGCATCGTCAACCGTGGATACAGTTCCGTTGCTTGCCCAGAAGACTACCGTGTTGGCAGACTGTGCGTCCTCACAACCAATATCATGCTGAAGTATGATCTCAAGCTGCTTGACCCACTCCTCCGGGGTGGCCATCGGTTCTTCCTCCACGGCAGCCATGAACTCACCAACCTCATCCTCCCCAGCTTCCTCGTCCGGTGTCGTAACCCCTGACACGTTTGGTCCGGAGGGCACAGCCCACGCCGGCAGAGCGGGTGGATGCCACCAGAACCAGACGTCACCTGCCTGGGAACCTGAGTTCTTTCCCTTCGCCTTGAACCACCCATCCCCAGGCTTCTGTCCGGTGCGACACTCGGCAAAGTTGGTGTCAAGGTTGTAGAGATATCTGCCGATACCCCATAACACAGCCGCACGCTTCATGGCGTCCGACAGTCCACCCTTCACGGACTCGAACTCAGTGTTCTCTGCGCCGTCCCACTTGGTGACCCAGTCCTCCCCCACTCGGAGAGAGAGGCCACAGAGCACTCCGCCCTGTGGCCCCTTCCGAAAGCGGTTGTACCAGTTCGCTGGCCCCACGATGGAATCCAGTCTGGTTTGAATGGCCCTGTTGGTGATGTACGCCAGGCACATCGCCCATGGCACACCATCCTTGGCACCACTCTTGCCAATACGCCATCCAATGTCCTGCTCGGGGAACGGTTCCCTGAGCTGTTCAAAGACATCAACCGTTTCAGTCATCGCTACCTCGCTTGTTGCTCATCATGTTGCACTTTGGCAGCGACCTCTCCTCGCAGGATTGATACATCCTCGGGGAAGTCGAACCCCAGCTTGGCCTTGCCGTCCAAGGTCCGTATCAGAATCACCGTGGACACCCGACCCTGTCCATCGGTCAGGTTCACACGACCCTCATCACGCACCGTTAGAACCAGCATGACCATCCTCCGTGAGTTCGTTGCTGTTGGAGAACTTGACAACCCGACGCATCAGGGCGTGGGCCGTCCGCATGTCTCCACCGATGCGCTCGTAGGTTTCGATTGCTGCCTGGGCAGCCTCGACCCCACCCATCAGGCGGACATACTCGCTCGTCTTAGCGAGCTTGCTCAGTGCCACGTTGATGTCAACCGTAGCCCTCTCCTTGCCCTTGGCCCGCTTCTTGCGCCACGCCGCCCTCAGCTTTCGCGAGTGGGCTTTTCTGCGTTCTTCAGTCCAGGCCGCCATGTCGTGTGCCTCCAGTTCAAGTGGCGAGACGCCGCAGCGCCTCGAAATTTCCATGCCCGCGACTCGTTTATAGCCGCGCCGATTCGAGCCGTCAAGACCCTCGGTCTAAATAATTCCGGAATTGAAAAAAAAAATTCAATCCAGAAGATCGGCGGGTCGAATCTCCACGGCTGTCGCAATTCTCTGCAACGCCGGGATTGAGGGCCAACGCTCTCCACGTTCGTACTTGTACCAGGAGTCGCCGTGGAGGTCGGCCTTGTATGCCGCTTCAACAACACTCAGTCCACGTCGCACCCTGTGCGAGCGGAGCCTTTTGCCAAACCTTTTCTGGCTATTAGTGTGTTCTCTTGCCATTAGACGTGTTGTATAATGCCATAGGCACAAAGTCAACTGTGCAAACGACACAACCCCGGCTGGCTAGACCAGGGTTGTGTCCATCGTGGGGCACACAACTCACACGATGGCATGGCTCGCCGGACACTGCGCCCTAGTAGCCGCTGGACTTCTTCTTGCTGTTCTTCTTCTTGCCCATCTCGGCCTTGCCCTTGACGTTCTTGACGTACTTGCCGAACCTCGGCTTCGCAGCACTGGATTCGGAGTAGCCGCCACTCTTTTTCTTGGCCATGTCTTCACCTCGTTCTAGTAGAGTTGTGCTCTGCGAGCCTCCTCGGCCCGCTCCCTGGCTCGCTTGGCAAGCATACGCTTCAGGTTCATGATAAGCTCTGCCTGCTCCCTCTCACCCGGAGCCATTGTAGCAATCACTTCCTCTGGCAGGTAGACGTTCCGGAATGTTTTGCCGCCCGGTATCTCCAGGATAGCTTCCTCGGCAGCCTCTCTAAGCAGAGCCTCCTGTGTCCTCGGTGGCAGATCGCTCACCCGGAAGCCTGTGCCCAGGTTCGCCATCGTACCAAGCACACCCTTCCGTGGGTCGGTCAGTGTTCTAGCTGTGGTCAGGAACCTGGAGAAGGGACTGTTGAGCATCAGGTGCTCGAAGGTCTGGTTGACCAGAGGATCAACCCTGCCCGTCCTCTGCCCCGTCATCAGGTCACTGATGTTAGCCATGGTCCTGCCCATGGTCGGGTCCAGGTCAGTCAGCGGACGTCCGCCCATCGGACCCTTCTGGAAGAACGTCTGTCCCGTGGCTGTCTCACCAAGGAACTTGAGCATGGGGTTGAGGCGAGATGCCGTCTCCATCAAGGGGTTCGTGAGGACCTCTCCGCCCGTGGTGGGCATGAAGGTGAACGGGTCCATGGACATCAGGTCCAGGGTTGTCAGGTATCTAGGATCACCTTTCGGACCCTGCATCATTTCCGGCAGCTCAACAGCCATTGACTGTTGCAGGTACTCTGGGAGAGGACGTGTCTGGTCGCCCTTCAGGTGGCGGGTGCCGCGCACCACCTTCGCCAGCCTTCCACCAGGTCGTTCCGCCAGCTCCTTGATTACGAAGGGCATCTGCCTGCTGGAGAACTTGTAGAATGGGAACAGTCTCTGAGCTATCTCCCTCTCGAACGCCGTGTATGCCTTGGACGAGTAGTCCACCTGCGCTGCATTGATCCGCTTCATGGCTGCCGCCGGGTCAATGCCACGCCTCAACGACTCGATGAACGGGGTCAGTCGGTTGAGGTCCTCAACGTACTGGCCCAGCATTTCACCGGCAGCCGATGGACCGTACCCGGACACAGCCCTGCCGCTGACACCACGCTGCTCTGTCAGCATGGACCTGACATTCAGAGGGCCACTAGCTTCCGGAACCTTCTTACCAAAACCGAACCACGTTCCTATCATTTCGGGAATCGTCGCAGGCGCGTCCGTGCCGCCAATACCACCGACGTATCTGCCGCCAATCCCCTCCGTCAACGCCTCGCCCGTCACATCGTCTACGTTCGAGACAGCACCAGCCCGCTCGAACACCTCGCCCATCTGACGCTTGGGAGACTGGACATAATACATCTCGCGTATCAGGTCCGTTGCAACCTCGTCGTTCAAGGCCCTGGTTTCCACGCCCCTTGCAAGCCTGTCCGCGTGCATCCTCCGCACAGCGGCGAGGCCCGATGCGCCCTCCATCACCCCGCCCTTGGCGACGTGCCTCGCTGTTAGTAGTGCTCCAGGCATACGGTGCAGCTCCACCAGCCCGGCCACCCAGTTCCTGATCTGTCCGGAGATGCCGTTGCGTGTATGGAACGCCAGCCACGGTGCGGTCAGCATCCCCTTTATCATGTTAGTAGCACTGTCAAAGCTCTTGGCAATCTCGCCAACGACCTCGGGATTCCTGAACGACTGGTGGAACCGGGTCAGGTCGTCCGCCAAGTCAGCAGGAACGTGCATCTTTGAGATTTCCCTGATGACCTTCGACATTTCCTCCGGGTCATCGACGTGCCTGCCCATCAGCTTGGCTATCTTCTGGTAAACCTCAGCCCCTTCTCCTGTCTCCTTGACGAACCGGGTAGACTTCAGCTTCAGCGACGAAACCAACTCGCTGACCGTCTTGCTCCCCTCGCTGGTCGCTGTTGTGGCCTTGGAGGCGAGGGTCCTGACGGCTGCCTTGGTGCTCTCGATGTAGTCATTGAACGTACTGACACGACGGGTCAGGGCACTGACCGGATCAACGTAGATGCCAGCCTGCATCATGTCCGGGTCCATCCCCTTCATCCATTGCGCCAGCTCCTCCCACCTGTTTGCCTGGCTGGCTCCCGCTACCACCTCAGTGATCACCTCTCCCGTCGCCGGGTCCCTGGTGAACGAGGTGGTCTTCATCTCCTCAAAAATATCGTCAGCCAGATGCCCCCAGCGGTCACCAAGATGCTGTGCCGCATCGTCCATCTTGCCTGTCTCAAGGAGACGGGACAGGTGCGGGTCCTGTGTCATCTCCCTGAGTGCGCCTGTGCCGGACTCCTCGAACCCTCGGGTGAACGCCACTCTCCCCGCAAGGTGAGGGTCCGCCCCGTACAGGGGGCCACGGGAACCGGCGGCCTCGGCACCCTCTTTCGCCACCAGCCTGGCGAAGTATTCTTCGGGAGCTATGAACTCATCTATATCGTCCAATCGCCTCTGGGCTGCATCAATGGCCATTGACCTGTCCAGAGACTCCACGGTCGGGAACGCGCCTGGAGGCAGCGCCCCCGGTAGTTCCTCGGCTGCCGCTAAAGCCTTCTCGGCATCTACTCTGCGCGCTAATTGCTCTGAGGCTTCATGGCCGTACAGCTCCATGAAGTTGGCACCCCACTCGTCCGCATCACCCTTCATTGAGCCGAGGGTTTTCCGGACGCTTGCCACCATGTCGAAAGTTTCCTGGCTGATGCCTTTCGTCAGCAGCAAATCCTCTGGCATTTCCATCAGCTTGTATGTCGCCGTGACCACGTCCGGGTGAGACATCAACGCCCTGTCGGTATCCCTCGTGAGGGACTTCAGGGCATCCTTGTCGAAGCCCTTGGTCATCAACGCCCCGGTGTCAGGGTCGGTGTACCTGACCCATGCCTGTCCGGTGTCCTCGATCTTAAGAACCTTGGCATTGGCGGGAAGGTCGAGACCTGATACCCAGTCCCCCTCGATGGGTATTCCTTCCTCCAGCCCTGCCCTCATCTCATGGAGAGGACGTTCAAAATCATGAACCAGCTCAAGGTCTTCCAGGTTCCTGCCAAGCACCGTCTCCATCTCGCTGCCGGCTTCCCTGCCGAGCACCTCTGCCTGGACCTTCTTGTCATACAGTGCCTGAGCGGTTTTCTGCCCAGCCTCCGTTGTCGTGTCCATCACGCTGGGCCTGAACAGCCTGCTCAAAGCCCGGCCAGCACCCGTCTTGTATCTCAGGTGATTGCCGAACGCATCCAGCACTGCGTCAGCCCGCTTCCCTGTAAACGGTATGGGTGGCGCACCCATGTGCAGGGCAGGCATGCCCGGAGCCTTCCACCGGGCGAAGCTGCCTACTGGGTCGTAAAGGATATCGTCAAGGTTCTGTCCTACGTCAGTAGCGGCTTCCGAGAACAGCTTACGCTGCCCAATTGCAACTTCCCCCTGCCTCGCCAAGTCCGAACCGGCGTCCATCATCTCGTCGGAATACTTCATCATGTCAAACGGAGTCACCTCGCTGCGTGCCTGGCGGGCACCAATCTGGGTGACTTCATCAAACGCTTCCGATAAAGTCTTGCCGCTTTTCTCAGCAGTCTCTCTCGCTGTCCACGCTGCTGCCTCCATAGCCGCATCATCCATTCCGGCCACAGATTTCCTGGTGGCAACCTTGGCTATGTCGTCCCACTTGCCCATGTGCTTCACCACCTGCCCCCCCTTGGTGGCAGCACTAGCCCCAAGAGACAGGTAGGTCAGCGGGTCAAGCAGCACCTCCGCTGCGAAGCCTGTCAGACCCGGCGTCCACCCGGATTCGTCCCTGTCAAATCCGAACAGCTCTTGACCGGATGTCCTGCCCTCCTGGCTGGTCCAGTTCCACGGCAGTAGCTGGTCAAGAGGATTCTCCAGAGCGAGGATGTCACGAACCATGGACCCCGGAATGTCCAGTATGTTCGCTGCACCTGTCAGCCCACTGATGCCACGCTGCACCAGTGACCTGTTGATCTCCTCCTCCTCCCAAGGAGCGAGATCACGGTCCTCCATGTGGCGGGCCGATCTACCAAGAGTGGGGAGCGTTGGGAGTATGGGGAGTCGCATGTCTACCCTGTCAGTGGGCCTGGACGGGGAGCTTGACCTGTGGCTGAATCCCTGTCATCAGCACCATGCCACCATCTCCATTCTTCACCGGACTGGGGACCCAGTCCCGCCCTCGCGGCCTTGTCTCTCGGAACCCAATGCTTCGCCCTAAGATGATTGGCGTTACTCGACTCCCACGACCTCTTTCTCTCCGGACTGTTGATTCCGTAGTGCCAGTCATCGGGATCCTCTCCCGCCGGAGCTTCCATTTTGTAGAATTCTCTTAGTTCTTCTTTGGTGTAGTTACTATAATTCCTTACTGCCCAATCCGCCCATGATGTACTATCGGCACCAAGCCAGTGTTCATCTTTCCATTTGTCGCTATATAAATCACGCAGCAAGTTGTGCTCATCTGATGGGTTAGCTCGCATCTGTCCTATTAGTCTCTGTCGTCTTCTGCCGGAGTCACCGTCAGGTCCCTGGTCAAACTCGGGCGCATTCATTACAGCCTCCTGCCGTGCCCATCCACGGTCGTTCGCATAGCCTTCCGGGACCGCTGCGGTTGTAGTGGCTGGCGTGGCTGGTGTGGCTGGTGTGGCTGGTGTGGTTATCGACGACATGAGAGAAGGTGGCCCCGGTGGCCCCTCCCGGATTAGTCTGTCTCTTTCCTTTTTAGCTGCCGTGATTTGATTCGGGGTGGAGCGTCCGTCTTTGTTGTCGATAATACCTTGCTGAACAGCGATGGCCTGGTCATGACGTTTCTCTCGTCCCGCCGCCAGCTTTGCTTCCGCTGCCGCATCCTTGTCTTCCGTTCTCTCGCCCGCCCTCGTTTTGATTGCGGCCTCAGCTCTCTTATCCTCTACGTTCCACCTGTGTAGCTGCGCCTGCCACTTCTTCTCTGACTGCACCTCGGCCTTGTCGCCGCGCCGTGTCGCCTCCGCCTCCTTCCTCACTGATTCCTGGTATTGAAGTTTCCTCCACTCCTCATCACTCCGGCGGTCCTCGCGATAACCTGACAGCCTATCTCTTTGCAGGCCAAGGGTTGCCCTCTGGTACTC